CTATCCTACCCAAGAAGGCATCAGGCCCGAAGAATATTGTTCTATCTCACGCTTTAGGTTCTTTGTCTCCTCTAAGGCTGCAAAGATTCCGGGCATCTCTCTTAGAGGTAACACGGTCTATACGATCCCGATGTATGGCCTTGAAGCTGCTGCTAAGATTGAGCAGAACAACTATACCGCCGTACTTGGCTACCGTCCTCCTTGGGTGGTGTCATCCGTAGCTCAGAACAGTCAGCTTTACGCTAAGTTTGCGATTGCTCGCGCAATCACAAATCAAAACTGGATCTCCGGGCTGAATGTAACAACCTTCCAACCATCTTAAGGGGGATTAAATGCCTTTTACTATCATTACAGGTGGATCTTTTACCTCCACAGGTGCAAACGTTCGAATTCCTTTGCCAAGCTCTGCGGATTACTTTGAGACATTTAATGTGACTCAACTTGCAGCCACTAACCCTAATACGGTGACAGAAGGCAAGTGGTTTGGCTCTAAATTTGGCGCCGGGGCCTCTCCTGTTGGTCAAGGGGTTAAAGTGGTTAAAACCACATCTGACCTTACAGGTGTTTTTGCGGCTAATACTGGGTTTTCGTATGTGACTACGTCGCCTAATGTGGGGGCTCAAAACGCAAACGCTATTACTGCCATCACAGCAGCAAGCCCTGCGGTGGTAACGCAAGCTAACCACGGATATGCTAACGGAGACATCCTTCAGCTGTACGGCACGACAGGCATGTTACAGATCGCAGGCATGAACTTTGAAATCTCTTCTGTGACTACTAACAACTATACGCTTTTGGGACTTCCTGCCGCTGCATTTGCCGCTGCAGGCACAGCTGGCTTCACACGCAGGATATCACCCTTTGCTGCTGTTGAACCTCAGTTCATGTTCGTTACAGCCATCTCTCAAGCCAATCAAGCAGTTGTTACAACATCTGTAGACCCAACCCTATATTATGTTGTAGGCATGAAGGTGACTTTTCAAGTTCCGCAATCCTTTGGGATGACTCAGATCAGCGGACTAACCGGGAAGATCGTAGCGGTGAACGCAGCGACCTATCAGATCACGGTAGATATTAACTCAAGCGCCTTCACAGCGTTTGCGTTCCCAGCATCTACATCGTCACCAACAGCCCAATTGTTTGCGACGTTTGCACCTGCCGGGGCATCTACTCAGGTTGATCCTGTTACAGGGGTTCAGACAGGGTACAATTTTCAATATCAGCCTTTTAGGACCGGGCAATTCACGCCGTTTATGTTCCTTTTCGGTGGTGCACAATCACCCGCAGGAGCTAATAACGACGTGATTAACTGGATCGCCTACAAGTTTGAGAACTAGAGAATAACCATTTTCGTGGATTAACGAAAATGGTTACAGGAAATTGTAACCTGTGATTTTTGTAGATGTGCAACCGTTGCACATCTACAATTTTCCTCTACCTAGTTACACCTTGATACAAAGGAAAGCATGCCGAACCAGTATCTAAAGGGCACTATACAGATACCTAGCGCGCTACTGATTACAGACATCACGAAAGCCTATCCAATGGTTGTGACGTTTACAGTACCGCCCGCAGGAGCAAATACTTACATAGCCGGCCAGCTTGTAAGGCTTAACATTCCTTATACGTGGGGCATGCTTCAGGCTAACGGTCTAACAGGGAAGGTTTTAGGTGTTAATAGTACGACGATGGCTCTAGATATAGATTCAACAAACTTTGACGCGTTTGTGTACTTACCCAATAGCGTTGAATCTCCGGCGAGCTTAGCGCCCGCAGGATCAAGAAACCTTGAGTATAGCAACTTCACGGACCAGGTCCCTTTTCAGTCATTAAATAACCAGGGAAATTAGGAGTAAAATCATGTCCATCGTATTAGCAACAGCATCAGGCGAGCAGCACGGACTAGTCAACACACTTACAAACAGCGTGCCCTTTGACGACTTTAAGAACATGAAGCCCGAGCACAAGAAAGAAGCAGAAAGACAGAAAAAAGAAGACGCTAAAATTGTTGAAGCTGAATATATGAACTCGCGCGGAAACCATGAAAGGCTTACAAAACCCTATTGCAAATATGCTGGGGACCCGATTCAGATCTGGCATTTGATACCTGGAAAAAGATATAAATTGCCGGTTGGTTTCATCAATGAAGTAAACGACAAAAATAAAGTGATGAAAAAGCGCGAGGGTCTTCTTGAAGTAGATGGTAAACCCGTTCAAAGCAATAACGCGCCTCTTAGCACTGACCATGAAGGCGAATGGCTGCACAAGCTAATCCCTACATCGTTTTCATAATCTCATAGGAGCTGTATGACCTCTATACTTCCAGCCGATACGACCTACACCTTTATCGAAAAGAAGGTACGCAGGCTTACAGCTTCTGCAAGTGAATCCGCTTTGACTAGCGCAGATATTCAAGAAGCAGTGAACCGGTTTTATAGCCAGGATTTCCCCTACGCGATTAAGATTGATCAGCAGCGTTCTGTTTACAAGTTCCTGACTATCCCAAACGTGGATAGATACCCCGTAGACGTGAATAACTTACAGGGCTTTCGCGCTCCCGTGTATTTCGAGGGCATTCAGGGGAACTTCTTTAAAAATCGCGATCAGCTTTACAACCTTTATCCGCGATATCCTACTCAATTTCAACCCGTTGGCGGCGATGGCAACAAAAAGAATTTCACGTTTAATCTATTTGGTAACAACGTCAACCCGTTCCCTCAAGCGAATTTCGGTATCCTTAGCACACAAGTTATTATTGGCGGCATTGACGTTAATGGTAACCCGATCAGAGTTATTGATGACGGCGGGGCTGTTGTTGATGCCCTTGGAATCGGGAGTAACACTACCACCGGCCAGCTGTTGTTCATCAAGCAAAACAACGTGGGTAATAACGTTTATCTCGATTCTGCTAACGCCCAACAACCTGCAATCCCTCCTCTTTCTCCTCTTCCTATTCCCTCTCCTGCGTCACCGCTAACCCCTCAGTATTGCGGTACCGTCAACTACGTCACAACGCAAATTACATTGAATCTACCCGTAGCCCCCGCAGCCGGCACGATGCTAAACGTTTGGGCTGCTACCTATCAAGTGGGAAGGCCTTACAATCTTCTTTTCTGGAATAACGAACTAACCATTAGGCCCGTACCCGATAACGTCTATCTTTGCGAGGTGGAAGTTTATCAAACGCCTTCGCAGTTTATGAACGTTACAGATAACCCTATACTTAACCAATGGGCTCAATATATAGCCTACGGGGCAGCAGCCGAGATACTACGGGACCGTCAAGATATGGAAGGCGTAGAAAACTTGCAGGAAGGCTTTAAGCGTCAAGAGGCTTTAGTGCTTGAAAGGCAATCTGTTGAAGAGATAGGACAGCCTAACATTACACTTTTCAATACTACACAAACAGGCTACGGATACGGCATAGGTTTTGGTAACGGGGTAGGTTTTTAAATGGCAGGATATTCGCCTTTAAAGATCACGGGCATGGAGAGCGGGCTTGTAAAAGAACGCGAGAAGTTCCTGCTTCCCGATGACGCCTACCCCAATCTATTAAACATGTACGTATGGCGTGAAAAGCTACGACGAAAACAAGGCACGCAGCTTTTAGGACGCCTTACACGCATTTTTGCTACATCTCAGGGACTGGGCAACACTATCGTTACGGGCGTTCCTTTTAATCTGTTTTCGCAGATCAATTTAAGCGGAAACATTAACGCAATTACAAATGCAAGTCCGGCCGCAGTGACCACAGTCACGCCTCACATGCTTTCAACAGGTCAAGTTGTTACCATAAACGGCGCGCTTGTTATGACGCAAGTCAATGGCATGTCATATACTATCGGTGTCACTGGCGCTAATACGTTTCAACTTTTCTTAGATGCAGCTAGAACAATCCCTTTAGACTCAACACTTTTCGGAGTTTATGGGGGAGGCGCGACGTGGGTTGCAAATGCCATAAATGTGGCTGTAACAAATCCGTCAATTATCCCCGGAAGCGTTAGGATCGTAATGCCTGGGCCGATTTTCTTTGTAGATCAAGGAGACGGTACATTAACCTCTGTGACCCCCGGAAACTCCGGG